ATACGCCCCGTCACACCGCGCAGCCAAGCGCGAACGGGTGATTAGCTCAGTTGGTAGAGCAGCTGACTCTTAATCAGCGGGTCGTAGGTTCGAGCCCTACATCACCCACCATAACTCTCTGAATTTCCATTATAATTTGCAATGCCGAGATCCATGGTTTCCAACGAATTGGAAACGGTTTCCAATTCACGTTCCGTTCCTGTTCCGAAAAGCCGCCGGTTCGATCTCGCTCCAGCGGCTCTCCATGAGCTTCATCGCATCGCGCGCCAGGCTGCGCAAAGCTACCTCCCTCCCATAGTGCTGAACCATCTGTGCTCATCTCCAGCGCTCTGAGAGCAACAACAACTTCTATGACTATGTTAGCGGCCAGCAGAACGGAACGAAGTGACCTCACTGTCTTCTGACCGAACGCTGGCCGGGTTGGTAACGGGGAAGGCGCCACATCCTTTGCACTCAGCAAGCCGCGACTCAACATAAAGGAACACTGCAAAGTCTGGCCGATAGGCGTCGAGAAACGCGGCCGGAAATTTATCCGCCGGGTCTTCGGAGACGTTGTTCAAATTGATAGTCGCGGACTCGCTGAAAACTTCACCGAAGATCGCAGCCATTCTATTGGTGAATGAGTCTCCCATAAGCGCCACTTTGATTTTTCGCACGTGGCTATTTTTGTAATAAGTGAGGCGGCTCCCATCCGGTAGCAGGGCTGCAGATTCCGGTGGCGGCGGTGAAGTGAAACGATCTTCACCTTCCGGAACCGGAACCCAACTCGCATCCCGAAACGGCAACCCCATCATCCTGCCGAAGGCGGTAGGTTGATAATAGTCGATCTTGAGACTGTAGGGAGGGAAAGCAGACGGGGCTAGCTGCGGAAAGTATCGATTGATGTGAGCGGCCAACTGCTCGAAGGCAACGAAGCTGCCGTGCTGCGTGGCATGAGGGTCTGTTCGATAATAGATCTCAGCGGTTTGCGAGGCTTGCATCATCGCGTGTCGAACCGGGACAATGCTTTCCGGCATGATGTCTTCGAGCGCTTTATAGAGTTGCTCGGACTCCGTTGGAAGGTCCTCATCGAAATGCCAGCTGTCTGGCATGTATCTATTGCCATAGATCGCTGTTTTCGTAGGCATGAAGAGTACGAGCATATGAATGCCGCGTCTCTCGAGCCAAGCCTTCCGCTCGATAATGGCCTGCTTTGCCTCGGCGATATAGTCGTCGCTGAGCCTGCGCGGGCCAACGGAACTCTGACCATCGAACTCGGCACCGAAGATCCAACCGTCCCTGCCGACGACGACATTGCGAGCGAGCGTAGAATCGAACCAGGAATAGAGAGCTTTATTGAAGGTGAAGACCAAGGGTTTTCGGAAAGCGAAATTGTCCGTGAGCCATGCGTCAATGCCTCGCACATAGGCAGTAACGCTGTTGTTCCAAGCCGGCGCCTTCGCCATTTCCCTGTTTTCGTCAACTAGCGAAGTCGGGCGCCATCCCATCAAGGTGAGAGCTGCGTTGCAGATCAGCGCGGCAAACAGAACAGTGGGGAGTAGAAGCTTTAGGGCGACGCGCATGGCCTAGAACCTGAAATAGAGGAAGGCTTGCAAAGTGCTTGCTGCAGCGGCCGACAGGGCGACTGCCCCGATCACCACCAGCGTCAAGGCTCTCGTTGCTTCCTGAAGAGGGTTTGCAGCGAGGACGTCCGATGCCCTGTCAGAGGGACGGCAGCCAAATATTACCGTCGCTTTTGGATATGACCCGACAGCAAGAGCTGTTCCGATGCAGAAGGCGGCAAGGAGGAAGGGGTTATAAATCCGGAGGATCGCCGCTAGCGCTCCATCAAAGCCGCCGAAGAACAGCGCGTGGAGATAGTCGACCGCGTAATCAACGTCTTTCGATCGAAACCATACCCACCCGATCAACACGGCGACGATGGTGTAGGAACGGCGAAGGACCAACGGCCAACGCTCAATGAATTTGCCGACCCTGCTCCGCTCGACCGTTAAAAGGGCGCCATGCCAAAGACCCCAAATCAGAAAGGTCCAGTTGGCGCCGTGCCAAATCCCGGTGGTGGCGAAGACGATCCATAAGTTTAGCGTCGTCCTGACCTGGCCGTGCCTGTTGCCACCGAGGGGGATGTAGAGATAGTCGCGAAACCATCTCGACAGCGTCATGTGCCAGCGCCTCCAGAAATCCTGAACACTGGTCGCGGTGTAAGGCATGTTGAAGTTTTCGGGAAAGTGGAAACCAAACATCTTGGCGAGCCCGATCGCCATGTCGGAATAGGCTGAGAAATCGAAATAGATTTGTAGCCCAAATGATGCGACGCCCACCCACGCGATCGGGCTGCTGAGGTCGCTGGCATGAGTGCCGAAGATAGCATCCACTGGGATAGAGAGTGGGTCGGCAATCAGGACCTTCTTGGCCAGACCAATAACAAACCGCTCCGCGCCGGCCGAGAAGCTCTCCAGCTTGACGGATCTGTCCCGAAGGTCTCCGGCAATTTCCTTGTAGCGAACGATCGGCCCTGCAATGAGCTGCGGGAAAAATGCCTTGAATACCCCCATGCGGATCAGGTTTGTCTCCGGCTTGATGTCGCCGCGGTAAATGTCGACGAGATAGCTGATCGCTTGGAAGGTAAAGAACGACACGCCCAAAGGGAGAGGCAGGTGTGGCGCCGGTAGGAGCGGAAGTGCGAGCGAGCCAAGAACGATGTTCGCATTCTCGGCGAGAAATCCTGAATATTTAAAGATGGTCAGGACCAGCAGGTTAGCCACCAGCCCGAGACATAGCCACAGTTGGCGCCGCCCGCTGCGATCGATGGCAAGGCCAAGCAGATAGTTTCCGATGATCACAGCGATGAGCAGCCAGATCATTACCGGCTCGCCCCAGGCATAAAACGCTAAGCTCAATATCAGCAGCGACAAGGTGCGGAAGGGCAGCAAGAAGTAGGTCGCTACGATGAGCGGCAGGAAAAAGCTCAGAAATACTGGAGATGTGAACAGCATCAGCGTGTCCGTGTTTGCTGCAGCCTCATGACACGGTGCCGCCAGGGCGGTCAATGAACCTCAATTATCCACAACCATAAAATCAGTGAGTGTGTCGTTCACAGCGCACACTACCTTTCACCGGAGACATCCATGCTCGCGCACAATTGGCGCGAGGTGCTGAAGCGTGCCTGGTCGGTGCGGCTGATGGCGCTTGCGTTGCTCATCATCATTCTAGAGCCAGTCTATCTCTTCTTCGCCGCGACCTGGGTCTCTCATAACATCTACATCCAGCTCGGCATGTCGGTAGTGACCGGCCTTCTTGCTGCTGCGGCGATCGTCGCCCGCATCTTCTTCCAGCAGAAAATCTCAGGAGACTTGAATGGCAAACCGCCTGCAGAAGGGTAGTGCCGCCGCGGCCATGGCCGTTGCGCTCGTCGGCAGTTTCGAGGGGATGCGCCAGAATGCCTATCCCGATCCGGCTACGCAGGGCCAGCCGTGGACGATCTGCTACGGCAGCACCAACGGTGTGAAGCCGGGGGACCGCAAGACGGTGGAGCAGTGCAAGGCGCTGCTGTCGCTGGAGCTGCAGACCTACGCGGCCGGCATCGAGCAGTGCGTCAAGGTTCCACTGCCGGATGCGCGCTTCGTCGCCCTGACCTCGTTCAGCTACAACGTGGGAATCAAAGCCGCGTGTGGATCCAGCGCCGTCAAGCTCATCAACCAGGGCAAAACTGCCGAGGGTTGCGAGGCGCTTTTGAAGTGGAATCGCGCTGCCGGCATCGTCTTTCCCGGATTGACCCGGCGCCGGCAGAAAGAGCGCCAATTCTGCCTTGAGGGCATCTGATGTTCGGCTTGTCAAAACCGATCGCGATCGGCTTGGCCGCGCTAGCGCTCCTGCTGGTCATCTCGGGCCTCATCTATGGCTCGATCCGGGAAATTCGTTCGATGGTCGACGACGCTACGGCAAATGCCAAAGCGCTCGCCGATCAGACATGGACGGCGAAGATCGAGAGGGCCAACGCCGAAGCCAACCAGAAGATCGCCGACCAAGCCAAGGCGGTGATCGAGATCCAGGCGGACGCGGCCGATCGCGTCAACGCCGCTTCCCAGCAGCTCGAAGAATTGAGGAAACGCAATGCGCATCTTCCTGATGGCAGCGCTATCGGCCTTTCCCGTGGTCGTGTCGGCCTGCTTCGTGATTAACCCGAAGCCGGAACCGATTGTCATCACAAGACCGTGACAGTGGTTCTGCCGCCGGAATGCCGAAAGGTGACACCGGCGCTCTCGCCGAAGCCGGATCGGGACATGGCGCAAGAAGAAATCTTGAACGGATAGTCGGCCGATCGGACCGCCCGCAACATTGGCGAATACCGTCGCCCTGCCTGCGTGGCGGCCGTCGACGCGGCGAAGTAGCAGGACCTCTGATCGATGACATCCAACGACGATATACTCCGAGCCCTCGGCCGGGTCGAAGGCAGATTAACGGGCATAGAAGAAAGCGTTTCCCTCATTCTAGAGGATCTCGGCGACGAGAAGGACAATGCTCGCGAAAGCCGAGCGGTGATCCATGGTCGCCTCGATGAGAGGCAGCAGATCCACCTACTGGATAAGGTGGTCGAGATCAGCAGCGGCGTAGATGCCACTCTGCGCGAGGAGATCAAAAGCATCAAGGAGACCGTCGAGAAGAA